CTCCAGAGGAATGGGATAAAGCCCCTCTAAAAAGTGAAAAAGTTCAAAAAAAGTTACATTAGGGGGTTTACTTTCTATTCTACCTATGGTACAATGAACCATAAATTAAATAAATTGATAAGGAGATATATATTATGACTATGACAACTAAAGAACAAATCAAACATGATGCAGCAGTCGCTCTTTGGCTTAAAGATAACAAAGTTAAAGTTGGAAGACCACAAAAAGCACCAAAGATTATAATTGGACAAAAATATACAGTTTATAATCTTGGAAGAAAGACAGTTACCTTGAACCAGGGAGGAGTTTAATTATGAGTATATTTGATATAAACACTGGATTAATTCATTTAGATACAGCACCAGGAACTTTAGAATCCTCATTTGATGATGAAGGTAAACCAATTAAAGTTAAATTTGTCAAACAAGATAGAGCAGGTATAGAGTCTACTTATATAGACGATAGTCCATGTAAGAAGTGCCCGAGCCGATCTACATGTCAAGATGAATGTGGAGATTTTGAAAGATATGTAGATCCTGCTAAATATTCTAGAAAAATGAAAAAATTAGGAGCTAATCATGGCTAATTTGAAAGAGAAAATCCGACGTAAATGGTCTACTGAAAGGGTAGAACCAGAACTTCCTAAGGACTATACCAAATATGATTTAATTAATGCTCTATCTTGGTATAATATTATGACTGATAGTAGAGAATGCCACAAATATGTTACTAGTTATCTTAAAAAAAGAAAAATAGCTAAGATTATAACAGCTAAGGATTCTATACAAACTGCAGCTGCTATAGCACGACTTATTGACCGTAATCAGATTACAGATGATCATAATCTCAAATGGATGGATAATTGGGTTTCTGGATTAGATGATAAGGTTGAGATAAAGAAAGATCCGGATAAAAAAACTGTATCTATTCAGGAAGCCACTGCAAATAAATTGAATTTATTTATTGAGGGATTAGATAATGCAGTAGACGATTTTATATTTGAGAGTGACTTTAAAATGAAATTCTCTACTGAAAAATATTTAGCTAATGGGAACGTTAAATTTAGTATGTTAAAGGGAATCAACGATTGGGCAACATCTTTCCGAAATGAAATAGTTCTCTCTAAAACTGATAAAGATCTTAAAGAAGGTTATTCTAATTTCACAACACCTCAAAAGAATAAGATCATTAAATTCCTTGATAATATAATTGATGGAATAGAGGTATACGGATCTGCTATTAAGCCTGTCAGAACTCGTAAGGTTAAATCCCCGAGTAAACTAGTTGAGAAATTAAAATTCCAGAAGAACTTCCCTCAATTAAAATTAAACTCTGTATCTCCTGATCAATTAATTAATGCAAAGGAAGTTTGGACCTATAATAGTGCAACACGTATGTTATCCTACTTTACATCTGAAAGTGGTATGACTGTATCTGGAACTACTATGAAGGGGTTTGACATATCTGAGCAAAGACGATTAAAGAAACCCGCCGATCAATTACCCAAATTCATAAAATCTAGGAAAGGACAATGGATCAAAGGATTTAAATCTATTGATAAGACCGTTGTCACAAAGGCCAATGGTAGATTCAATGGTACTACACTCATTTTAAAGGTATTTTCATGAAAAAATATATACTATTATTATTATTTCCATTATCAGCCGTAGCAGAGGTTCTAAGCGTCCCTGTGATCGATGTAGAGCCAGTATACACAGATTCTAGAGTTTATGATACACCCACAAGGACTTGCGAATTGAGAGAGATAAACCCGAGAGAAGATTCATTTAACCTTTTTGGTGGGGTTATTGGTGCTCTAGCTGGTCATGTTATAACTAGAAAAATGACTGGGTCAAGTGTCAACCGTGCACTTGGTACTGCAGCTGGTGCGATGATTGGGTCTAAAATATCAAATGACAATAAAGATAAGCAAATGATCAATGATTGTACCATAACTAATAACTACCACATAGAGAAAGTTCTTAGCGGTTATAATGTTGCTTATATGATAGATAGTCATAGGAAAGAAGCATTCTTCACTTATAATCCCGGAGATACTATTTCCATTTCGATTGAGAGATCGTATACTATACTGAAATAACTATATAAATACTAGTATCATTATAAGGGCTGACAGAAATTTATATGGAAAATTATTTTGGACAAAATGGGTTTACGTGGTTTATTGGGGTTGTCGAGGATAGAATGGATCCTGAGAAATTGGGTAGGGTCAGAGTTAGATGTCTAGGACATCATAGTCCAGATATATTAGATATTCCGAGAGACCATTTACCTTGGTCAACAGTAATGGCACCAACAACTAATCCCTCTATGAATGGATTAGGATCTACTCCGCCTTTTCTGGTTGAGGGGTCATGGGTTACAGGTTTCTTCCTCGATCAATTCCGTCAAGAATCCGTCATTGTCGGATCTTTACCTGGTTATAATAATCCCACTGAAGATGCACTAGGTAAAGATGGATTTAAAGATCCTGCGGGTCTATATCCCAGAAAAGATCATTCAGAGACCATGGATACAAATGTTCTAAGTGATTTTGAAATAGAGGAGTCTCCAAATCATCCATCCCTTAAATGGAGAAATGAGAATCTCATTAAGGATGTGCCTACCGCCACAAAACCCAATCAGGGCGAAGCGACTAAATGGAATGAATTGGAAACCCTAAATAAATCCAAATATCCATTAAATCATGTGAAGGAATCGGAATCAGGTCACATAATGGAGATAGATGATACCCCTGAGAATGAAAGACTTCTAGATTATCATAGGACAGGCACCTTTAATGAAATAAGACCTGACGGAACTAAATTGTCCAAAATTGTCGGTGATGAATATGAGATAATAATAAAGGATAAAAATGTTCTGATTAGTGGCAATTGTAATATAACGGTTAACGGTAATTGTAATCAACTAATTAAAGGGGATTATGCGTTAGAGGTGATGGGAAGTTATACAGAAAAGATACACGGGGATCAACATACATTAGTAACAGGCAGATGTGATATTGATGCGGGCCCTAATTTGGAGCTTACTGCCGGTAGGATAGACTTAAACTAATGTATAATTATAAAATAGATCTCATAAGAATTATCGATGGTGATACCATAGATTGTTATATAGACTTGGGCTTCAACGTTAAAATAAAAAAACGAATAAGATTAGCCGGTATAGATACCCCAGAATCTAGAACAAGAGATCTTAGGGAAAAGGAATATGGATTAGAGGCAAAAAGAAGACTAACTGAACTCCTGGAAGGTGCGAGTATAGAACTACAGTCCCATGAAGAGGGTAAATTTGGTAGGGTTATAGGCACATTATATATAAATGACAAATCAGTCAATGATATGCTTGTTGAAGAGGGATATGCTATCAAATATAATGGTGGAAAGAAACCAGATGCAGCTATCCTCATATCCCAATTAAATGAGATCAGAAATGCCAGAAGTAGCTAGAGGTTCAAGTACTGACTCTGTGGATTCCCCAGATGGAAGTGGAAATGAGTGCGGGAGCCCTACTACTCAAAGTACTGACATATGTTCCTCTAATGTCTATGTCAATGACATTGGTATCGTTAGGGAGGGTGATGCTATGATATCACATAATGGACCGGGGTGCAATGCACATGCACCCACTCTATCTTCATTCTCTGGCACAGTCTTTGTTAATGGTAAAGGAACTGGAAGGAAAGGTGATGAATATAGTAGTCATGTAATTACTTCTGGCTCAGGTAATGTATTTGCCGGAGGCTAGATTGTATAAATAATGCGGAGAACAACAATAATATAGAATTATGGCAATACAAACATCAGCTCATATAGACGGTCAAGGTACTAATATTTCGAGTAAAACAACTCGGGTATGGAAAGATCTAGATCTAAATTTTCTAAGTCATCCGGTCTCCGGTGATATTAATCGACTATATGATGTCACAGCAATAAAAAGATCTGTTAAGAATTTGATAATGACTAATCATGGTGAGAGACCATTCCAACCCTGGTTAGGGTCTGGTATAGATGCTCTATTATTTGAGCAGATGTCTCCCCTAGTATTATCTGCATTAAAGGGTAAAATTGAGACTCTTCTAAATGATTTTGAGCCCCGTGTTCAATTAAGAGAGCTTGAAGTAAATGGTGGGGACAATAACTCTATCCGCCTCACATTATATTTCACTATATCAAATCACCCCTCAGGAGAGATATATTCTCTTGATACATTCCTAGACAGGATAAAATAGAGGAACCTGACACTATGTCCACATCAACAACAGAAAAGGATTTCTTTGAAATAAAGAATAATCTAAAGACCTTTCTTAAGAGTCAAAGCGAATTTGCCGATTATAATTTCGAAGGGTCTGCAATGGCAACACTCCTTGATGTTCTAGCATATAATACTCATTATAATGCTATTACAGCTAAAATGAGTGTAAATGAAATGTTTCTTGATACTGCTCAAATAAGAAGTAATGTGGTGACACATGCTAAGGCATTGGGTTATACCCCGAGATCTGTAAGAAGCTCCCAAACTAGATTGACATGGGACTCAAGCACCACATTAGATAAAGTTACTATACCCAGAGGTACTGAATTTAATGGTCCTGATGGAGTTAAATTCAATACTATAACGGATTACCCTGGCATCCCAGTCAATGGAAATGTTAGAATAAGTGATATTGCGGTCTACGAAGGGAAATTTATAACTAATACTTTTGTGGTTGGGAATAATAGACAACTATTTCGCATCCCTAATAAGTCATGTGACACTAGATCTATTAGCGTAATGGTCTATGATGATGCTAATATGACCACTTTTACTTCATTTAGTGAGGCTAAAAATCTTATTGGTCACGATGATACTAGTAATGTGTATTTCCTTCAAGAGGGCCCAGATTCATATTTTGAAATATATTTTGGGGATGATATTATAGGTAAGAGATTGACCCCTGGTAATGTAGTCGAAATCCAATATCTTAAAAGTAAAGGTGATATTGGTAATGGCATTAAGTCATTAACCCTTTCCTCATCTATCACTGGAACTTCGAATGCAACTATAACTCTAGATAGCCCATCAAGTGGTGGTAGTGGTATAGAGACTATAGAATCTATAAAGAAAAATGCACCTTACCTTTATGCTGCCCAAAATAGAACTGTTACAACTAACGATTATAAATCTATCTTAATTAATAACTTTAGTTTTATTAAAGATCTAACTGCTTGGGGTGGGGAAGATCAAGTACCACCAGAATATGGCAAAGTCTTTATAAGTGCTATAACCAATACTAATGTCACATTAGTTGATTTTGAAAAAGATAGTATTATAGATGAACTACATAAAATGAAGATAACATCTATTATACCAGAGTTTGTTGAGCCTGAGTATATTAATTTGGAATTGGTTGTAAATTATTCATGGAACTCTACATTATCATCACTTAGTGGTGCAGAGATATCATCAAAAATAAAAACTCTTATTAGTGATTATAATAATACATTGAGTACATTTGATACTACATATTATAATTCTGATATAACATCCCTAGTTATTAATAGTGATCCTAGTGTTTTGGCTGCTACATGTAAACATATTGCATCAAAGAGTATACCCGTCTATAAAGATATTAAAGCAAAGTATAAGATCGATTTTGGGAATTCTATATATAACCCCCACGAATATCATAAGAGCAGGTCAGATAAGGGTGTAATCTTATCTGCCGGCTTCAAAGTAAGTGGGTCAGATTTTATGCATTTCCTAGAGGATGATGGGGCAGGTACAATAAAACTATCCTACATTACAGATTCTGGTAATGTTGTTATTTCCGATAATGAAGCCGGTACTGCCAACTATCAGACTGGCGAAATTATAATTAATAGTATATCAGTATCATCAGAATCGCTTATAATCAATGCTGAATTAAACTCATATGACGTAATACCTCATAGAAATAACATCATACGTCTGTCCAATGTCATCATTGAGAATACTCCAGTTAGTGGAAAATTATCACCACAAAGTTCAAAAATTAATTACCAACCTACTGCGGCTAGATTATAATGGATATAAGATCCCAACTACCAGAGTATATCAAAGGAGAATACCCTGATTTTCTTAAGTTTGTTAATTTTTATTTTGATTTTCTTAAGTCAGAGGAAATATACTATTCCGATTTAAGTGGTACCTTCAATAAAGATGATATACTAAGTGGTCTAACCTCTAATAGTACAGCTAAGATACTAGGTCACGATCCAGCAAATAAAAGAATCTTTATCGAGAGAAATACACCATTTAACTTAGGTGAAGTGATCTCCAATGAGAGTGGTGCGAGTGCTGTTCTCGAGAATTATAATTCTGGTGCAGGTCTAACTATAGATGACCTATTAAATTATAGAAATCTAGATGCCACCAATGAGAGAATGATTAAGAAGTTTCGTCATGATCTAATGTCTGTAATTAATGGTAATCTTAATAGCAAGGTTGACGTCCAAAACTTAATAAAAAATATAAAGGATCT